ACACCAGTGGTTCCGGCCATCTTCGCTCACCTCAAGACAATGGTCTGCTTATGAACTGCCTGTCCGCCACGAGGCGGTGACAATGCCCACCCACGTCGTCTTCGCTGCCGTACTCGGTCGCTGGGCATAGACGTACTGCACGCCCTCAAGACGCCCGTTCGTGCAGTTCGCCGCGCCGCTGTGAGTGATGTCTCGGTTGGCGCGGATGACGGTGAAAATCTCCTCCACCAAACCGTCAAGGTCGGTATAGGTGCCGACCTCATCCTTCCACGGGCCCTCGCACACAATGTCTACGTTGTAGCGGATGAAGTACGTGCCGCCCGAGACGCCGCTGTTGAGGTCAACCCCACCCTCGCCGCTCATTGACTTCGGTTGCACGTAGGCAGTCAGCGCCTCGGGAGGAGTGTCCCGCCAGTACTGCTCGACGTTCGAGGTCGTGCCCGCCCGCAGCAGCGTAGTCAACTCCCCAACGAGGTCGGTCATGGTCATAGGGAGAAGTCCTCTGGCGGCATACTGCCCGCGAAGACGTACTGCACGGGACCTGCTGCGAAGAGGCCCTGCACAAACTGGTGGATGTGCGCCTCGGCCTCAGCCGCAGAGGCATAGGGGCGTTCCTCGCGTACCTGCTGCTGGCGGCCCTCTACCTTCGTGCTGGCGACCAGCCACATCAGGTCGTGCAATGTCCCATCTGCACCGCGTTGAACTAGGCGCATTCTGCCAGCCTCCTCTCACTCGCGACGGGCACCTCAAACGAAACGGCCGCCCTCGGGGAGGACGGCCGCGCTGTCTGCTGGTCGGGCAAGCCTACGGCAGGACCTTCTCGATGGCCTCGGTCATCCGCTTCTGAATCTCGTCTTGGCTGGAGTCCAGCGCCGGTTGCAGGTACGGGCGCTTGGGGATCACGACCTCGCGCTTGAGCACGTACTGCACCCTGCCACCGGGACTGTCGCCTTCGATCAGTAGCCCGCCTCGCGCTCCGCGCGGCACGAACCTCAGGTTCTCGTGCGCCCTCGGGCTGTCGTCGTAGTCGCCTACGGGGATCGCGAGGAACGGGTGGCCCTTCGGTCGGATAGTGCCGCCCAGTTCGTGGATGCGCGCGTACTTGACGTTCGTCCCAATGTGCGCTTCGAGACCCGACACCTCAAAGGTGATGCTGTTGCGCAGAAAGCCCGTCCGAGAGGTCAGGTGCTCGGGGACGGCCGCCGCGTTCTTCCCCTTCCCCTTGCCCGAGCCGGGGATGTTCTTCTTAGCCGCCTTGACTACGACCATCGCGGCGTGCGTGAGGCCCTTCTTGAGGGCCGCGTCAAGCTGACCGCTGAACTTCCCGAGCGCCGCCACGGCCTCTTTGACGCCGAGCACCTGTATGCGCAGCACTAGGGTAGCGTCGCTGTCTGCTCGACCAGGAGCACGACCAAGAACCCCGGCCTCGGCTCGGCACGCGGACGCACCGCGACTATCTCCCATTCCGCTATGACACGGGAGCTATCGGCGGCCCTCCGCAACCGACGGCCCGCCTTGACCGTATCGCTGTCGCTGTACTGCATCCGCGCGATGTGCGTGACCGTGGAGTCGGTCCCCAACATGAACTCCCGCCGCGCCCCGCCTGGCTGCTGTAGGGTAATCATGGCCGGGCAGTCACGAGCCGCGATAGTCCAGGTGTCCGACTCCGCCGTGCGCTCCCAGACCTCGACTAGATCGGTCATGCGCCCTTCGAGGGTCATCGGTGCAGACCCGCCAGTAGCGCTAGGACGAACGCGCCGCAGCCGATCACCAGCGCGACCAGGCCCACGTCCAGGCCCTTCTCTTCGACTACGAGGCGAGGGTCGGGCACGACCGGCCGCGTCTGGTCTATCGGGATGACCTCAATGGGCGGGGGCTTCGGCGGTCTCGCCCCGCGTCTCAGGACTTCAGTGGGCCGTTGGAGCAGTTCTCCTTCGGCCGGCCTCTCCTGTATCCACAGGATAGAGGTTGTCTGTGCCGGGTCATCGGTCGGCGGCTGGTCGTAAGGTGGCAGACCCTCGTCGAGCAGCCGCTGATACCTATTGCGGGTATCCTGATCTCCGAACAGGCGTGGGTTGGGATGTGGAAAGGGCGGCGTCTTCGCCTCGTCATCGGAGAACCGCTTACGCCAGTAAGCAGGCCAATCAGTGACTGCACTCACTCCCGCACCTCCTCCAACTCTACCGCCTTGCCCAGCCGGTACTTCGTCGCGAACGCGGCCAGCCGTTCGGCCTCCTCGGCCTCATATGCCGGGGCCTCCTCGCGCGACTCAACCCACTGCCACTTACCACCCTCTGCCGAGACCATCCAGTAGGTCCCGTGCCCGTCAACATCGGCTCGATCTACGCGCACCCGGAAACGACTCACAGTCGCACCTCGCAGTAGCTATCTAGCTGCTGGGCGATGCTCTCCGGCACCCCCCGCCGCAGCGGCTCCTTCGTCCGGCTCACCCCATCTACGCTATCAGCAGTCGTGCCCACGTCGCCGCGCGACCCAATGACCCAACCCGTGAGCTGGGTCAGCGCCTGCTTGAGCCCTTCGGGGCAGGTCGTCTCCGTATACCCGGCGCGGTAGGTGACCAGGACCTCCTGTAGGCCCGGTGACCAGGTAGTGTCTACCCGCCATAGGAGCCCCGCGTCGTTATCGGTCAGATAGTCGGTGGTGGCTGTGAGTAGTGTTGCCGAGCTTTGCTGCCACTCGTAAACGGAGGTCACACTCACAATCGGCCAGTGCCGTAGGTGGACGACCTCCTGGGCGTTCTCGGGGCTGTAGTATTCCGCGTAGGTAGTGGCCTCCAGCTCGTGGCCGCAGTACCCCTTGGCGAGGCCTTGCGCGCGGGCGAGGGCATCCTCCAGGAGGGTCTCGTTCCCCGTCGCCTGGGGTAGCCACAGGAGGAGTTCCTCCGTGCTAATCAGCGCCATGCTACACCTCGCCCTCGGGGTCCTTGAGCGGGGCTTGGCAGGCCTCGCAGTTCTCGGCTACCGGCAACTGCCACTTCCCGCACTGCGGGCACATGACCGACTGTGCGGTGTGCGGCCAGTTCCTCGTAACGCGCTTGGCTATGAGGTGCGCCTTCCAGGTCTCCTGCATCAGTTGCGCGTCGAGTTGCTTGGCGTTGTCACTCATCAGGTACGGGCCCCTTCTCGAACACGCACAGCCGCCCGGCCTTCTTGGCCTTCTGGTTCTGCCTCTTGCCCTTGACGCCCGGCTTCTTGTGGACCTTGGCCTTACTCATCGGGTCGCAACCTCGGCTTCCTCCCCGGCTTCTTCCTCTCCGACCCGTCCTTGTTGAGCACGATCTTGTGGGGCACCTCAACCGGGTCCTCATCCGCCGTGTACCTCACAGCCAGCGGGTCCTCGCGCACGGCCGTATCCAGTTGCAGCGTGGCGTCCATCCAGAAGCCCGGGAAGTCGTTCATCAGCCGGACCATCTCGCGGTGCGTGACGACTACCGTCTCGCCGTAACTGACCCGGTACGTCTTGAGCGTCGCACAGTCGGCGGAGTGGTAGGTGCCCGGACCGATGTAGCGCAACTCGACGGGGCCGGGATCAATGCCGGGTAAGAAGCGATTGCCAAAGGACATCGGGCACCTCCAAACAGGAGGGAGGCCGGTGGCGGTCCCGGCCTCCCTAGTAGCGCGCGGCGGGGTTGACGTACCCGCCTCCGGGTTGGCCCTGCCCGGACGCCTATCGGGTGGGTCTCCTAAAGAGAGCGGCTCAGACCGTTACGGGTTTACTTCCCCGCCGACGAAGCACCCGAGCATCCTCCACATCGGACCCCACTCAGGCTCGCCGGGGCACGTAGTACGGTTGTCGCCATGCCCGACGCGGTAGATACCTACGGTGGCCAGTTGCTGCTCCGAACAGAAGCGCCCCACCCGAAGGTGAGGCGCTGAGGTACGGCGGGAAGGACGGAAGGCTAGGTGCGGCTTACGGCGTCCCCTCCTGCGCGGTCTTGTCGCGCAGTTGCTTACGCGCCTCCTCGGTCATGGGGAACGGCAGGAAGTGCCTTGCCACCTCGGCGCGCAAGCGTTCCCACTCCCAAAAGTGGTAGCCAAAGGTCTCGTAAGCATGACCATCGGGCGTTCGCACAATCGTTGGGTAGCGATCGGTCACGGTCTCCCCTCCTGCGCGTGCTGCGGACAGTGTACCCAAGATGGGAGGGAGGTCAAGCCGACTCTGCAGCCGCTTGCCTCAGGGCCTCCTCGTGACTCTCAAACTGCCTGCCGTCGTCAGTCTTCCAGGCCACGGCTACCCAGCCCTCCCACACTGGCTCTATCCCCGGCCTCTTCACCTTGAGGTCGCCGCTGCAAGCAAGTCCAGCCTCGTGCAGCCCCGGCACGTCGCGCCTGCTGATCTTGGTGGCGCAGAAGTCGAGGTCGCCATAGCGCCGGTCGAACCAGGAGTCTAACGCCACCCACCCGTTCGCCGGGCAGCGGGAGCACTCCACCCAGATCTTGTTCGGGGCGGCGAGGCGAGCGAACAGGAGGTCCCGATCCTCGTGGCCGCAGGGGATGAACCCCCGCGCATCCTCGAAGCGCATGAGCCACTGCAGCCACCGGGGCGCACGCCTGAGTCTAGTCACGCTGCCACCTCCTCCCCCAGCTCAACGCCGAAACGGACGGCGGCCGAAGGCAAGTCCGGCGGCAACTTCGGGCGCGGGAAGCCGATCCCCAGGAGAGAGGGGAGGGGCCAAGTGTCCTTCTTCACATTGTTGCAGTGCTGGCAGGCGGGCCGGTGATTGCAGGGCCAGTCGGCCCCACCCTTGCCTACCGGCTTCACGTGGTCGTCATGCTGCGCGTCTGCACCGCACATCCAACAGCGGTTGCCCCAGAGGGCGAAACGTTGCTGGACTTGAGTGAGGGATGTGGAACCCGTAGCGCCACGGGCGCGGGCCTTGCGACGGCGACTACACTGCCTGATAACCTCGGGCTTCCGCTCGGCATAGGCCCTCTGCCGTGCGCCGCACTCCTCGCGGTGTTCCTGGTAGTATGCCCGGGCGTAGGCCTTCTTCGCCTCAGGGTCCTTCCGGTAGAACCGCCCGTGCTTCTGGCGGTTCGCGGCCTTGGCATACCAGCGGCGCGAGACCTCGCGCTGCCGGGCGCGTTCCTTCTCGGGGTCTTCGGCGAGCCGCTGCTTCTGGCGGTCGTTCCAGCGGTCAGCGTTCTCGACATAGTTCCCGTGCTTGCAGGCCTTGCACCAGGACTGCAGGCCGTCCTTCGCCGACCGCTTCTTGCCAAACTCCGAGACGGGCTTGGCATCGCCACAGTGACAACAGACCTTCGTATCCACAGTTTCCTCCCCAGGAACGACCAGGCCCCGCTGCGGTCCACCGGCTCCTGGGGAGAAGTACCGGGGCGCTCTATGCGGGGCCTGGTCGAAGGTGTCAGTTCGTGGCGGCCAGAACGAGCGAACGCCCCGACCGCACTCCTCCCCAAGAGTAGGTATAGGATACCCACCACGAGGAGGAGGTAAACATGGACCCTAGTTCGCCATGACTACGGCGAACTATCTGTCCATGTTGTAGAAGCAGTGGCCGTAGGTGTAGGTCGAGGACACGGCGATGCGATCAGTCCACGCCCAGCGCGCCTTCGCCACGACTGCCGTGTAGTCCCCCATGATGAAGCGGTCCGAGTCCATCTTGATCCCACGACGGACGCCAAGTAGCCAGCAGTTCTTGTTGAGGAGGTACATGCAGCTTTTTGACACACTTGAGGAATAGTACCCGGTAGCACTCAGCGCGTCATCTTTCATCAGACCACTGATGAACACGGGGGACCCCAGGTACTGCCCCACGGAGCCGGTGATGATGGCCGCCTGCGTCCCGATCTTGTCGACGGTGAGAAATTCCGTCGCGGCCATGATGTTTTTCTGGCCCACCCAGCCCACGACGAACATGAGCTGCTTCGGGTCGAGGCCATACTTCGTCATCGCGCAACGGCCGGTCAGGACCGTGCTGGTGGCGAAGGTCGAGAGGTCGGTGCTCAGGGACTGGGCTAACAGGTCGTGACGCAGACCATCCCAAGCAAACACCGTTTTGGTTGTGGTCGTTTCTGCGTCCATATGTGGCGCTGTTGACTCATCTCCGTTGATGATCGCGTCCTCAAGTCCTTCCGCGAGCGCGGTCACCAGGTCGCGGGTCACCATCGGCATGACGGCGATGATCGAATCTTCCTCGAACTCAGAACTGAACGTCATTGCGGTCGCGAACGACTTGGCGGTCAACGTGGTCTTGCCCGTCGTCGGGTGAACCTCACTGAGGTCCGTCGCCTCACTTGACAGGAAGACCGTCGCCAGGCCGGTCATGTACGGACTGTAGAACGTCGGCGTCGTCATGTTGACCTGGGGGAACTGATTCGCGATCACGGTCGCGACGCGCAGGTCCTCCCAGAGCTGCCCCGACCAATCCGTCGGCACCCAGTCGGCGCCGTGGCTGGAGGTGGCCATGACCAGGGGGTCGTTTGCACTCTTAGCCCGACCCTCGCCGTAGCTCTTGACGACGTTCTGCAGGCCCTCGCTCCGCGCCAGGGTGTTCTGCCAGCGCGGGAGTTGGGCGACCGAGCAGCCCTTGAGTTTGCTGACGAGCAGCATGGCGTCGCAGAACCGATGGAAGTTCTTGGTCCGCTCATCCTGCGGGGGCGCCTGGTACGGGTCGCCCATACCAGGGATGTACTCCGGCAGGTCGTGGGCCTTGGCATTCGCCAGGTCGGCCTGAATCTCGCGCATCCCATCCACGTCACCGTCGTGCTGGGCCTGCTTGTTGGTGGCCGTCGCGAGGGCGATAGTCTCGTCCTGCTTGGTCACCAGCACGTCCAGCCGGTCGGTGAGCGCCTTGAGCCTCTCGTCTACCACGTCGCCGTTGGCGATCTTGGCCTTGAGGGCCGTCACGACGGTCTCAATGGCCTGCTGCGGGTTGTCCTCACTCACCGGCACCTCCAGGTACTCGGCGAGCTTCGCTACGTCAATCGTAGCCATCTGAGTCATCCTCTCGAATCAAAGCGGCCTCCACTAAGGGAGGCCGTCTCTGTCTTCTGGTCTTGCGGACCCCTACCCGATGAGCAGGGCGGCCATCTCGGGGCTTAGGTGCCCGACGATCTTGGGCGCGGGTACGGCAGCCGCAGCCTCTACCTCGGCTGCCAACTGCCCAAGCACCTCGTCAAAGGACTTCTCCCCTTCGGCCTGTTCCTCTCCTTCCTCTTCGGGCTTGGTCTCGCGTCCGACACGGCTCTCGTCATCGCGCTTGACCAGTTCGACCAGCGCGGCGAGGGCCGCCTCCACCGCCTCGCGGTTGCGCTTCGAGAGCACCCGCCCTTCCTTCAGCACATCCACGCAGACCGCGATAGGGCTCGCGGCGGCATCAAGGATCACGGCGGATGGGGCTCCGCCCTCCTTGACCCAGTGGCGGCTGATGTTACGGACGGACTCCAGAGCGCCCGTGAGACGCTTGAGGTCCTCAACAGCCCGGTCCTCCTCGAAGAGGTCGGGCTCGTCGTTGTGCCACGTCACGTCCTTGTAGGACTCCGGCCAGTCGCCCTTGAACTCAGGCACCGGCTTGTCCCACTTGGCATAGCAGCGCGCCAGCTCATCGTAGGCGGGCTTGCGTATGGCGTCGGGGATGTTGATCCCCTCACGCGCTCCCATGAGAATGCCCATGCGCGAGGCGACCATGCGCCAGAACAACTTCAGCGTACCGCCGTTCTCGTTCGGGTCCCGGCGCGCTACCTTGAGCTTGTACTGGTCGCGGGTATCGCCCGGCTCCTGCCAGACGATGTGCGCCTGCTTGTTGGCATCCCAGTTGGGCTCCTTGTCCGGCTCGCCGACCACCTGGCAGATCGCGTCTATGATCGCCGCGTCGGGGTAACTGCCCCAGTCGGCGTTCTCCTCCGCAGCAGGCAGCGTATGCGGGTCGCCGATGTGCCAGTCACCCTCAGCCTTTGTCTCCTCAGCGGGGGCCTCTTCCTCGGCCTGCTGCGGCAGCGTCTGCTCCCACTGTTCGTAGGTCTGCCCGGCGGCACCACCAAGACCCTTGACCACCGTGAAGAGGGCCTGCCGATTGGCGGGCAGGGGCAGGAGGCTGATCTCCAGCAATTCCCCGTCCTTCTGCCAGTGCCAGGTACCGTTGACATTCGCCCCGCACTTGGCATTCTGGTAGGCGGCAAACCGTATCGAGAGGGTCTTCACTAGGCCGATCTTCACCCGGTTGAAGCGCCGCGTATCCTCCTCGGCACCGAGGTGGAACATACGGCCCTCGACCCAGTAGCCCTTGCCGGGGACGGGGGTCACCACATCCCATAGGCCCACCGGCTCCTTCGGGTCGTGGTTCCAGAACATCTGCGCATTCCGCATGAACTGCGGAATGCTGCCGTCCAGGAAGCCGACCTCCACGACCTCGCCGTCGCGGTCTACCTCCTCGGTGCTGGCCCAGCCCTTGATGCGCAAGAACGGAACGCCGCCATCCTCGGCGACCTCCTCGGGCTGGCCGTCTAGGTCGAACGGGAGCAGCTTGACAAACGTGTTGCTGCCGATCTTGGGCATAGGACGCGCTCCTAACAAGGGAACAGCTTACTCTGCGGGCTCAACGGCGGACGTGTGAATGATACCAGGTTGCAGCTCCTTGCCGCAGACAGTGGAACGGGGACTCTGCAGCATGTGCTCACATGGCATACAGCGCCGAAGATCAATGTGGCCGGGGCACCGGACTGCTTCCTTCGGTTCAAAGGCTTGCACCGGATCGCCCTCGTGCACTGTCGTGTGGGACCTCGTCAGCGCAGCCAACAGGTCGCTTGCCCAGAGTTGCCCCTCCAACTCGGCAAGGCTCATCTTGGCGTACACCCGACTGCCCTCCTGAGCACCTATCCGCAGGTCGAAGATAATGTAGGCCTCTTCACGGTCTTCCATGTCCCCTCCTACTCCTCCGACTCCCCGCCCGGCACCTCGAAGGCTGCCGCCAGGGTACAGCGGCACGAGCACGCATCATCTGGCCCCATCGCTGGATCGCCGGGCCCTTCATACTCCCCGCTGTCCAGCGTGAACGTGTCGTCTATCGCCACGACCTTGCCGTCAAGGGCGGCGTGGTCATCGCGGCTGCGATCATCCACCACCGACAGCCACTCCTTCGCCGGGACCTCGGCCTGCCGGAAGGCCTCCCGCACCGCCCCGTTGGTCGCCATGTTGGTCTCTGTCCGGGCTACGTTCATCGCGTGCGACTTCTGCCCGGTGCTCGACCACTCCAGGACCCGGTCCCGCAACTCCGGCAACGTCTCGCCGCTCGCCAGGCCCTCGGCCAGTACATTCCGGCACCGCTCCTGCGCCGTGTCTACGACGGTCTTCATCTGCAGTTTGCGATCCGCCAGCAGTTCCTGCACGCGCGGGTTGCTCACGTCAAACCTGATGGCGGCGCCGACCTGCGCGATGACCTCTTGGCCCGCCTCCTCGTAGGCCTCCGTCAACTCCGGTCGCACTGCGTTCCATAGCGCCCCGAGGGCCTGCTTCGGGTTGAATACTAGCACCGTGACCGACGGCGCCTTCATGCGCCTGGGGGCCAGCAGTTCCTTCGCCGCCGACAGGTTGCCCAGGACCTCTTCCTCCAGGCCTTCGTACCAGTGCGCTACGGCCTTTCGCAGCGGCACTACCCGCGCATCGAGCCGCCGGTTGTGGGCCTTCCAGACGTTCTGCCTGGCCGCTGCCGACAGCCGAGTAGGGCGCTTCGCAGGCAAGGCCCGCCGCTGCCCCGTAGGTGCCACCTGGCGGGCCTTCCCCTTGGGAGTGGGGGGAATACCTTCGGCCGGCGTGGCGCCCTCTTGAGGCAGGGCCGCCGGAGCCTCGGTCGCCGGGAGGGCAGGCGCCTCCTCGTTGTAGCTGTCCGCCGGCACGATGTTCAGCGGCATGTACGTGATCTTGCCCAGACCATCGGGCAGCGGCCGAAAGTCGAAGAAGTGCTCCCGCGCCTCGTCCACGAACATGAGGCCGTTGGTCACCGCCTGCACCGCCGCCGGCATCAACGCCGCGAAGTCAGGCGCCAGGTCGGACACCTTCTGGTAGTCCCACTCGAACTCCGCTGCCGGGTCAATCTGCGGCACCAACTGCTCGTTCAGGTCGGCGGCGATACCGTCCAACCTCGGGCGCAGGCAATCAGTCCACATCATCTTGCGCTGCTCGCGGATCGAGACCCCGAAGTTCGCCGACTCGAACAGCCCCACAATGGCCGGCGGCACATGGAAGACCGCCAGAATCTCCTGCCGCAACTGTTCCCGGAGCTGCAGCCAAGCCCCGTCGGGCGGCTCGCCGATCTTCTCCACGCTCATCCCGCCGTCGAGCACGACCGGCTTGAAGAAGCGACGCAGCCCCGCATAGCTCTGCGCCCAGTCCTCCTTGAGGCGCTTCCGTTGGTCATCAGTCAGCACCACATCGGCCGGCGTCTTCAGCCCGAACTGCGGATGGCCCCCTACCTCGAAGAACTGCAGGTTCGCGCGCAGGGCGCTGATGTCGCCCTGAATGGCCTGGGCCGCTGCGGTCATCGGCGAGGCGCTGTCCATTGCGCCCCCTGGACCCTCGTAGTGGAGCCAGATGATCTCCGTGCCGGGGATGGTACTATCTATCCCGTGCGCGTTCCGGTAGATGTACGTCTCGACGATGCCCTTGTTGATGCGCCCCGGCTTCATACGCAGCGGCGGGATGGGCCACAACTCCTCGATAGCCTTGCCCTTGCGCTCCAGCTTCCAGTACGCCTGCCCCCACAACTCCAGGCAGAGCAGCGTGATGCCGAACAGCCGCTGGTCATTCAGGATCGGGTTGACGTACCCCAGCAGCTTCTTCAGCGCGTGCTGCTCGGCCGGTTCGCCCTTGACCATCACGCGCCACGGGCAGGAGGACCCCTTCCCCGCGATCTGTGAGATGCAGGCGTAGGTCCAGGCGTGCCCCTGGTAGCCCAGCGAGTCGTAGTTGTTCGAGCGCAGCTTAGGTTGGCTACTCTCGTTGTCGCTGCTATCGGCATCGAACCGTTCGTGTAGCCACTGCTGGGAGGAGATGGACTTCTCCACCTCGGGCGCAGCGGGCCGGCCACGCAGACGGTCCAGAGCCTTGGTTAGGAAGGTCAATGCGTACCACCCCTGAATCTCGGGGGAACAAGGTCACGGGGACAAAGGGCTGAGGCGAGGCATCACCCTCTCACAGACTGAACACGCTCGGCGGCGGCCGCCCCATGCTTACCACGTCGTACCTCAGCGCGTCGAGACAGTGGTTGTGCTCTGCCACCGGACGGTCCCGCACGTCCGACCCCTCGCGATGGTGCCGCCGACAGTACGACTCGAACTCGTCAATCAACGTGTCGCATGACCGATCTACCCGCAGCCGCACCAACCCGTCAAGGGGCCGCAGCAACTGCCGCACCACTTCGATCCCCGCCTCAATGGTCTGCTGCCGCGACTGCACGCCCGAAGACGCCACCAGCGCGCACTTCTCCGTCAGCGTCACCCGCCCGTCCCGCGCCGCCGAGTCCCCCGTGGCCCACTCCGCCCGCTCCGGCAACTCGGGGAACCGCCGCCGCAGCTTCGCGTGCTCCTCCTCAACCAGGTTACAGCAAGCCAACGTCGAACGCCCCGGCACCACCAGCTCGTGCCAGACGCGCACCACGCCCTCCGGCGTGCGCTGCAACCACAGACACGCAAAGGGTGAAGCGTCCGTCGTCCCGAAGTCGAAGGCTAACCCGTACCCTAGCTCCGGCAGGTACGGCACCGCCCCCACGTGCGTCTCCTCCCGGAACTCCGGGTACACCATTCCCTCCAGGGACACCCACTCCGCCAGGTACTCCTGCGCGAATAGCTCCGGGCTCTTGGTCCGCCGCTCCTTCTCTACGTCCCCTGGCGGCAGGTAGGGGTTCATATACGACGTGGCATGGAACCCCTCCCAATCCGGGAACTCCCGCGTCCACGTCCACAGGTCGTGGAAGTGGTTCAGCCGCCCCCTGGGGGTCGAAGCAAAGACCGCCCAGCCCTGCCGGTCAATCAGGTTCGCCGCCAACTCCCGACCCCACACGTCACCCGGTGCCCGGGCCCACTCGTCGCACACCACCGCGTCCAGCGAATCCCCCACCAGCGAGTCCCGACTACCCGGCTCCGTACTCTTGCACGCCAGGTACGAACCCCACGGCAACAGCAGATCGGAGGGAAACCGCTCCTGCTTCCGCGTCGGTCGTACCCCCAACCCGTGCAGCAGGAACAGCAGCACCTCCCGCCACACCCGCTCCGTGTGGTCGTACTTCGGCCCTACGATCCAGGCCCGCTTCCCGTCCTTGAGCAGCTCGTAAGCCAGTTCCGCCCCGCACGCCTTCGTCTTCCCCGCCCGCCGCCCGGCCAGCAACACCCGATACCGCGACGAGGAACCGTGGAACGCCGCCTGCACCTCGTAGGCCGGCGCGTACCCCAGCAGCCGGAACACCCCCGCCTTGTCCCCCGTGGCCGCCAACGACCGCGCCGCCTCCAACTGGTACCGCCGCCGCTTCTGGGGCGTCGCCTTGTCCCACCAGGTTTGTGCCTCGGCTAGCTCGGTCAGAGCAGACTCCTCCGAATGTGCTCAGGCCCCATAGACGCATCCTGCGGGTTTCTTCCCTCGCCCTAAGGGCGGAACCCTACTCAACCCCCGAACGCTTCACCACGTCAACGTGCGGGGCAAGGACGGGCACGGTATCCCTCTTCGGCCTGCAGAGCCTAGCCGGTGGGCAGAAACGGGAAAGGCCCCCGCTGAAAGGGAGGCCTTTGCCTGACTACAACTTGCAAGAGAGGGGGTACTAAGTTCTGCCCCTCCCCGAAAACCGATTCGAGCCCCGCCCCCCCTGGTGCCGGGCCGCTCGGCTGGGTAGGGAGCGATCCCCTTCGCCAGCCGGGTTGTGTGCGTTCCTTCGCACTTTCACTCGAACAGACGCGCTAGGTGTTCACAGGATTGTGCGCGACTTCTGTAACGTCGGGGCGCTCGTGCCTGCCTGGGCCGCCGTCTGTGTGCGAACCTTGGCGTTGCCTGCCTGCTGATGCCCCTGCAGGGCAAGAGCCCCGCTGGCGTAGCTAACGTAATCACTATAAGCAACAGGTGCCTGTGAACACGCCCATGAGCGCCCGTGCCCGGCCCTTCCACGAAAGACTCGCCTAACCAGGGGGCCGACCCGCCCGGGCTTTAGGTGGGGTGCCCCTGTGTGCCTCGCGCCCATGTTCTGTGCTTCTCCCTCTCCTGTCGCCCCTCCTCAGGACCTCCTCCCCCCCCCACAGCAACTCCCTGCCACAGCACAACGTCAGGATCACCACACTGCCACCTCAGGACTCCCCCTCCGTAGGTTCCCCCTCAGGCAGGGCAGTGATGCCTGTAAGGTCTTGCTTGTCGTGCCCGTTGCCCTCGGGTTCCTCGGGGCGCGAGGGTGGCGAGGCTTCGGGCATCATCTGCGCTATCACCTGGGCGAGCTTCTCATCGAGCTTCCCGTCCGCTGCATTCTCCAGGCGCTGCGAGTCGGTGTGCAGGCCCAGAGCGAGACGGACGTTGCTATGGCAGATACCCGCTGCCCAGACGAGGTTACGCTTGTCGTTAGGGTTGGCGTTCCTCGCCATGTCGAGAGCATCTAGGCCTTCCCGTGCAAAGCGGCGGGCGAACGACTCGCTGATCTCAGCCACATGGTCGGCTATGCGGTCGATGCTCTTCTGGGTGGCAGCTTGGGCGGCGTTGGCGCGGTACTCCTCGCGCTTCTTCGTCCAGCCTTTGCGGGTACAGACGTGGCCTACGTGGTCGGAGGAGATGCCGTACTTCTCGGCTAGTGCGACGGTCGTCACGCTGTTGGGGCCTACGATGTACTCGGCCTCGATGTCAGGCCAAGGGATTGAGGAGACGGGCATCAGTCATCACGTCCATCGTTCGTCGTCTGCTTGCTGTTGGTAGCCGTTGCTAGGCCGCCCGGTCCGATACCCGCACAATCCGAGGCCTCAGGAGTTCCTTCGGCTTGAAGCACAGCAGTTGCGACGAACCGCCGTCCCCGCCGCCGAAGACCCGCAGTCTGCCCTCCGACTCAAGCCGATGCAATAGGGCCTTGAGCCGGACGACACGGATACCCAGAACTACTTCGGGCTTCTCATCCAACCCGTCGAAACAAGGGCCCGAGAGGAAGTGAAACCACCACTCGGCCTCGGTCGTCTCAATCCCGCTGGGCCTGCCACGGCTTTCTATCTCAACGGCAATGCGTTCGGTCTCACTGACCCGGAAGTCGCGCTTCACCTCCGCCAGGAGGCGGCCTTCCGTGGTCAGAATGTCGCGCAGCAGCCCCTCTGCGACTTCACCCTCGGGCAGGTCAAGATCGAAGCGATAGTTGCCGCCGCTCACTGCCCGGCCGCCACCCTCTCGGCAGTCACGGCAGCCGATTTTGGCTCCTGGTCGAAGCCGACCCATTCACGCCCACAGGTCACGGCCGCTACCGCAGTGGTCCCGCTCCCCATGAACGGGTCGCATACCAGGTCGCCCTCGTTGCTCGATACCTTGACTACCCTCTGCACTAGGGCCAGCGGCACCTGGTTGTGCCACTCCGTCTTCTCGGCGGAGACGTTCTTTACCAGGTCAAACTCCCACCAGTCGTAGGGGGTGACGCCTTCCTGTGGGGCCACTACCTCGCCGGTCTCCTCGTCCACATACCCCTCGCGCAGCCGCTTGATGCGCTTATCGTTCGGATTGCGGAAGGCCTGCGGATCGGCATGCTCGTTGAAGCTGTAGGTTGCACCCTTCGTGTAGAACAGGACTGTGCGTTGGGCCCGGGTCCAGTTGGTCGGGGATTGGCCGACGTTGCAGGGATACGCCCAGGTCAGCCACCGGCGGAAGGTGAAGAGGCGGTCCAGTTCCCGCTTCCACTCGGCGCAGACCTCGGGGTAGTGCATCACGTAGAGACTGCCGGTGTCCTTGAGCTTCTTCCGCAGGAGCGCAAACCACTTGGCGCACCAGTCGTGGTATGCCTGGTCGGGCATCCGGTCCTGGTTCGTGCCGGAGTAGCTGACGCCGATGTTGTAGGGAGGGTCGGTGAAGACGAGGTCGAGGCTGGAGTCCTCCAGGAGCGCGAGGCCCTCCAGCACATCGAGGGTATGGACCTTGCCGGGGAAGACCTTGGGGGCATCGGTCTCCTTCACATCGGCGTCAAGGTCCTGCGGCCACTCGTTCCCGTCCTCGTCATACAAAGTTGACAGCCGTTCGAGTTGGACGGCTGTGACAAGAGCGTGTCTGCGTCCCGTCACCGTGCTTGGCGCCACGCTAACGTCCCGGGCTATCCAGCGGTTCACCCTCCCGGGATGCAGGAGAAGCATCCGGTCCACGGCCGTCCGCTTCTCGGCGTTTGACAGCGGCTTGCCGTGCCCGACGTTGGCGAGGGCAGCCGCCTCAGCGGCCTCGTCCGTCGTGCCTTTCTTGACCTCCGCGTCCACCTCGGGAAGGTCCAGCCGCCGGGCCGCCTCGACCCGATGGTTCCCGTCCACCACCACCTTCGCGCCGTCCACCAGGAACACCCGGATGGGTGGCAGCCGGTCGAAGCAGGCCGTATAGGCCTTGACCGTCTCCTCATCCAGCCCCACCCTCACGCACAACTGCCGGGACTGCACCATGTCCAGGTCTGCGAGACGTACCTTCTCAGTCTTCATGTAGCTCCTCTCTACTCTCCTCGGGTTGGGTTGGCCCGGCGACGGGCGGGGAGGAGGGCCGCTGTTCGGGCGCTACCCTAGTCGCCGGGCAGAACGCAAACAGCCCCGACCGTAAGGCCGAGGCTGCTGTTGCCGCAGAACTGCGCCGGGGCCCCGCCTCTCAAGACGGAGCCCCGGTTGCCAGGAGGAGGGAGGCACTCCCGACCCGCGTGGGCCGGGAAGACGTTAGGTCTGTGTTCTTGGCTGCGGGGGCAGGACTCGAACCTGCGACGATCCGGGTAACAGCCGGGCGCTCTGCCGTCTGAGCTACCCCGCAGTGTGTCGGGCGCGTCCTCTGCAGAACGGGCCTCTGGCCCAGACGCGCCCTCGGTCCAAGGGCGGGGTGACCCGCCTAAAGTCCCCAGAGGGCCTCGCGACCCAAGGGGAACACTCAGCGCCCGTGTAGGGCTTGTGCTACCGCGTCCTTGCGGCGCATGGAGTCGGCATGATGCCCTTCCAGCCACTGCAGGAACCCGATGGCCTGGAAGGCGCGCTGAATAGCCTGCACGTTAGCCGGTAAGGTGGGGCGTCGGCTACGACGCGAGGCCTCCCAGAGCGCCTCAACATGACTCTGCAGCACATTGCGTTCGGCAGCAGAGCAGCAGACGACCGGGAAGCCTTTGGAGGCTGGCGGTTTGATCGTGCCGTGGTAGTGGAGTGCCGGAAGTTCCTCGCCGTCGAGTTGGCAGAAGGGCCCGTGGTCTGGGTGCTCCACCGATCATGTCCCCCTAGAATCGCAACACCCCCCGCGTTGGCGGAGGGTGCGTTTGGTCGCTTTGTGCCTAGTGGTGCAGCAACAGACTTGCCCCCAGTATACCCATTCAGGCGGCGTTGTCAACCCCCCGGCGTAAGTTCGCCCGCTCTTGACGGCGAGCCTCGTCCTCTGCTTCCCACCCCCCGCCGGTCGCTGCGGCCTTCTCAGCCTTGACCCGCACCTCATTCAGGCGGCACATACGTCCGTCCAGAGAGGCCTCTTCGCCGACCACGAACTCATGGAAGTTCAGGTCGGTGCTGTCCCGGTCGCCCTCCTGATCGTCAAGGCTCACCTGTAGGTGGCGGCCATACTCGGCGAGGAAGCGGCGGTCGAGCAGGACGGCAGCTACCAACGCCCGGGCATACCCCAGTAGCGGCGGGCAGCCACACTCGTCCTTGAGCACGGCTTCGAGTACGGCATCTACCCCATACTGTTTGCAGAGGTTCTGCACGGAGAGGACGGCGGGGTTGCGGTCATTGATGCGGCGGCGGTCGCGTAGGTACTGGTGTTGCGGCATAGGGTCCCCCTACTCAGGCTCGGGCAATGCTTTCAGGGCTCGTACTAGGTCGGCTACTGGAGGTGGCTCAAACAACTCATCCGTGGTTGCCCGCTCCCGCCACCAACTCGTTCCGTGCTGCGGTTGGTAGTTCGCGCACTGCTCTGGGTATACCGGGACTGCCCAACGGGGTCTCTTGGTGCTCTGCCAAGCGCCCCAGATATGGCCGATGATGCGCAGTCCGGTAGCCTCATCTACCGGGTAGAAGTCCCCGCAGTGGCAGAAGCCGATACTGTCCCGGCGGAAGAGGCAGTCACCTCGGACGGCCGAGGCAGAGCATCGCGCCTCAAGCTTGAACGGCAACGGGATGGGTCCGTATGGCGGCTGCGGCATAGGGTCCCCCTTCGGCTAGGCCCGGCGGAAGGTGTCCAGCACATCGTACAGGTGGGCCTTGACGCGCCCCATCTCTTCGAGCAACTGGCGGATGTGCTGCTCGGTATCAGAGCGGTGGTCGGGACCCAGGAACTCATACTCCGGGAACCCGTGAACGTCTATAGCGGGCTGGCCCTCACAATCCCGGATGGTGAACCCCTGGTCGAGAGGGCGCCAGTAGGCGCCGATGTAGGGAATGGCCTTGCCGCTATCCTCCCAGCCCTCGGCGGCGAACTCCCGGAAGTTGTCGGCGGTCCAGTTGCTGCGGTCGCGCTGGTAGTCCATCTCCGTCCTCCTCACGCTGCTGCTTGCTGCCCGGCCCTCAGGCGGCGGGCGTATTCGGCGATCAGCAGGGCGTCCACGATCCCCTCGTGCGGCTTGCGGCAACGAGCCGTAGCACGCAGTTCAACCTCAGGGAAGAGGCGCTGGGCGATCTGAGCAGCTTGGGTCTTCACGTCTCCTCGCGCCCCAGTGATGCCGAAGGTCTTCTGCCACTCCTTGGCAGACACGATCTGGAAGGGCGTGTTGCAGGCATACAGAAGGCCGACCAGAACGCCGAAGCCGTAGCCGGTCTGGAAGGTAGAGGCTACCCCCTGTTTCGGCATCGCCTGCTGGCGCTCGACAACAGCGAAGTCGATGCTATTCCCGCCCGCAGGATAGAGCCACTTCACGACGGCCCCCAAGTCCAGTTCCTTGCCGATCACTGGCATGGGTTGGGCAACGGGGGTCAGGCCAGGATACAACGCCGCGATGCCGCCGGTCTTGCCTGGGTCGAGTCCGATGAACGTCATGGTCTCCTCCGTGCGTTCAACTGGCGCAGTTCCCGGAGCGTGAGGCCGCGGCGGGTCACTACTTCACCTCTCCCTGGACCACTGGTCTGATGTCCGGGGCTCTGCAACGACGACAAGATGAGAGCACCAACGCTACGCCCATGCCCGGTTGACAACGCTGCGGCACCCACCGATGCCCGAACAGGCGGCAGAGCAGGCGCGCGATCATGGGGCCACCTCCTTCTCAACGAAGCAGGTAGCGCACACGCGGTCGCAGAGGGTACTACCCGCAAGTCGAACGCCTACCTGATCTAGCGACCACTCGATGCCGACTACCTTGCCACGGAAGGCTTGTTCGTTGTGCCCGGCAGTGCCGTCCGGGGGAATCAGCCACACAGTAAGGCGGTCGCCTTCACGGGGCACCGCAGGAGTGTCGAAGGCGAAGGCCTCGTCCTGCTCGGGATCATTGGCGAGCACAATACAGCATCGAATCAGGTCGGTCATGCTCTCCTCCTACGCGGTGCAGGTGCAGTGCTCGAACGCGGTCAGGCCCACGGCCGCCCACATGGGCTTACCTTCCTTGCACAGAGCAATCGGGCAAGTAGCTCCGGCAGAACGCAGGGCGGCCATTATGTCGCGGTAGGCATCGAAGCGGGCGCATGGCTCAACCCGCCACGGGTGCATCGGTTTCTCGGGGACCTCGTAGACCTGGGAGTCCGTCAGGACGAAGACCTTGCCGGGTTGTTCCCTCTCCACCAGCGCCTGCAACTGAGGCGGCCACTTCCGGTACGTCGCCGCCGTCGCGCGGAGGGTGCCGAGGGTGATGAGTTCGGGCCAACCGCCTTCGTTGTAACGCCACGCTAGGAACTGCCCCCGCAAGGAGAAGTTATCGGGCTTGAGCGGGTCCATGCGCCAACGGACGCGCCAATCTTGGTTACGCAACCATACCATGCGCCCGACGCCATCAGCGGTATTCGATGTCCCTTGCTCCCACTCCTCATACCCTCCCGCGCTCACCTCCACCACCACGTGCGGGTGCGGCGCGGCGAGCGGCACATTGACGCTCTTGGTGCGCAGCAGCAGCGTGTGGCCGTGCGGGTTGTGCTCCGGCGCGAACCTCGGCACCAGCCACTTGCTGTGATGGAGGACGGGCTCCACGAGGGCATCGCAAGACTCGCCGGCGACGAGGACATTGCCATGCACCGGCAGTCGCCCTCGCAGTCTCCACTCGAACCGCTCATCGGAGAGGCGGAGCCACCGATCCACCGCCTTCTCCAGGTCCGCCTGCTCGTAGACGCGGTACTCGTTGCGGCCGACACGCGCTGGCGTCGTGCCCTCACGATAGCAGTAGGTACAGGCCAAGGGGCACTTGCCCGCCGACAGCCTCAGGTGCCAGAAGCCGGGGCAGCCCTCTCGCGCGTCGAAGTGCTTCACGAGGCCGGTGGGCATACGTACCTCCATCCGTTCGCGGCGAGCAGGTCGGCGGATCATGGGGTCACTCGTCCTCCACGAAGCGCAGGGGCGGGTACACCTTGGGCGGCTTTTCGACCCTCGGCTTGCGGTTCCTGGGTCTTGGCCCAGGCGGGGGATCGGGCGGCCTCAGCAGATGCCGCTCCCAACAGCACTGCATCACGAAGATGTTCCGGTCGCATTCGTGACAGACCTCGCTACCGGAAGGGCGGCACCCAGTGGTCGCTAGTTGCAGAGCAGCCCTCTGCAAAGCTCGGCGCAGTTCGGACGGGTCAGCTTGGTCGGAGGGATGTTGGAACTTGCCCGGAATAGCGGTCATAGTCTCCTCCATCCGTTCTCAGCGAGCAGGTCGGCGGGCACCTCGATGAACTGGTAGGACCGGGGCGGGCGATCTATGCGCAGCCGGTGGCGCGGTATCCAACTTCCGGTGTCCTCGCCGCGATCCAATCGTCTCGCCCTCGCCCACCTCCGCGCCTCGGTGGCGATGAGGCCGAAGCGGGGGCGCATCCTTACCCAATCACCCCCTGTCATCGAACAGACATAGCCGCCTTTGAGCACCTGGTTGAGCAGACCGCCCCAACGGTCGTTACCGACCAGCACCCCTCCGCTGACGAAGTGCCCGATCACCGCCTTCGTCGGCGCGGTCGCGTACACCAGGACCACGGTGCCGGGCGCGAAGGTCTCGGGCTTGAGGCGGCGTCGCGTCTCGACGGTCTTGGTCCCGTCCACGAGCAGGTCCGCCCACGGTTGACGGACGCTCAGGAGGACGGCGTTGACGTACATGAGAGCCTCCTCGTCTCCCGGC